TACCAAGTCTTATCACGGACGTTATAGACCACAGCATCCGTACACTCAGTTGCCCCACCTTTTGGGTAGAAGAACCAAATCTCACCCCAACGTGGAATTTTGACAGCAAAAACCTTCTGGCGCTGAGAGAAGTTTAAATTATCATAGAACCAATTCAAATTAAGACTATTTTGAACTTCTCGCACCACGCCGTTGTAGGACAAGAATCTATCCGTACCAGCCCAGAAATATATGCCATCATATTCTACGATGGACTGCGATGATAGGATCGATGATTCATCGGAAATAGTATCGAACGAGAACACTGGATCGCCGCCGATATAAGACATTCTTAAAAGGCTATCGAGACTCCAAAGCAACGAAGATGGAGAGTTGGAAGCGCCACCACGAGTATTAATACCAGCCACAATCTTCTGAGCCGTAACATAAGCCTCTGCAGATCCACCAACTGTAGGTGTCCAATCTGATGGATCGCCGGGGTTCGACCAAGAAACATAACCGTTATTGCCATAAACAACGGTATAAGGGTGCATGACCAGCACACCGCCCGATACAGATGGCGCGTTTGGAAGCTTAATTAACTTGGCTGTACTAGTAATGTCTCCAATTAGAACCGGAGTATTGGTTGCAGAAGCTATGTCATTTAAATTTGGCGCCGGATGGGCAAGAATAGCTGTGTTCGACGTTACCGTGTCAAAAATAGCATCGATTGACCATAAATTATTAGGCGTAGCTGTAAAATCCGATACTGGGGTTCGATCTTGCAGAACGGAAGAAATGCCTTGAGGATCAATTGCTATTTGCTCAAAATAGCTTGCGCTGCCGCTGGTCGTATATAAAAGCCCATTGAATGGATAGGTATACATACCCCTAGATGCGCCAGAGAATCCGTTAGATATTTGGCGGTATCCACCCATCTTACGAGGCAAGCCACGCTGAAAACGGCACCATTGGCCATCAACATAGTAATCACCTTCAAAGATAGTACCATCACGCTTGATGCCAGCTTTTGATGATATATGAACGGGACGTGGTGCCATTATCCGAGACTCACAGCTGCAATGTATGAATCTTTTGAAGCAATAGCATCTACTTCAGCGGTTGAATAAACATCTAAAACTGCCCTAGCTTCAATGGCGTCAATCGTTGCTACACTAACTTGAAAGCCAGATCCAGTACCCCCAAGATTTGCATTTGAGGCTGAAAGAAGATTGCCAACATTATAGCCAAGGCCCGGATCAGTTAAGATAACAGATGAGACAGCAGTGCCTGAAACTACAATAGTGGCTAATGCCCCACTGCCAGATCCGCCAGTAAGTGGTACGTTAGTATAGGTTCCGTTAACATAACCGCTACCTGCTGAAACGCTTGTAAGTAAGCCAATGCTGGCATCAGTAGTAAATAAAGCTTCTCCTATTGCAGTACCACCAAGCGTTGAAAGCGCTTCTGTAGCTGAAATTTGCGTAACTGTGACATTAAATCCTGAACCTGTCCCACCAAGATTAGTGTTAGAAGCGGAAAGAAGATCGCTTAATTCATAGCCAAGGCCCGGATCTGTAAGGGTAACAGATGAAACGCCAGTTCCAGAAACAGTGATATTGGCTAATGCACCAGTTCCAGAGCCACCCGTTAATGGGACATTTGTATAGCTGCCATTGACATAGCCACTACCTGCCGTTGGGCTTCCTAATTTTGCAATCGAGGCTAGAGTGGTGAATAGCGCCTGACCAATTGTCGTGCCACCAATAGCAGCCCGGCCTTGGGCCTGAGTTACTGCATGGAAGCTTGCAATGCCGACTGTGCCACCGCCAAGATTGACCAAGGCTCCGGCAGCTGTTGTGGCGCCTGTACCACCTTGGATGACTGGGATTGGGAATGAAATACCAGCCGTAGCAGCATTAACGACATTTATTCCATCGCAATAAAGAATAACTCTCGATCCTTGCGGCACTGAATAGCCAGTCCCTGCAGCTGTCTTAACCGTAAAGGTATAAGAGTTTGTTGTAGCATTATCGACCCAGTACTGTTGGATCGTTGGAGGCACGATAATCGTCCTATTGCCTGTTAAAGCGCCTGTAAATTTATAAGCAATAAGGTTCTGTTCAGCTGTCGAAAGCGTGTAATTACCAGATCCAGCTACGTTGATTGAGGTATAATTAAAGGCAAAATTGACGTTTTGTCCGTATCCGACAGTGAAATATTGCGTTCCATCGCAAATAACAAAACAGGAATTTTGCGGTGCAATATCTTTTGTAGCAATGCCATCGATGAGATAGCCGCCCGTAGGATCAATTGTTAGCGTTCCAGTTCCTTGGTTTCTTACAACAATAAACCAGTCATTGCCCATTGTGGCAGGAAGCGGGAGCGTCAATGTCCCTACGCCACCTGACCATAATAGAAGTGAGGATCTATCACTATTACCAGTTGTATAATTGGCATTAAACTGGGTTACTGGCGTCGACTGATTGAGTGTTGTGGCGATGGCCTTGATGCCATATCCGGCCAAGGCGCCAGCGGAAGCCGATGACGTTCCGACGCCATACTGGAGAATTTGCCATACGCCATTGGCAGATGTGTTATCTGCTACATAAACCTGCCAGAGCTTACCGGAAGACACGGAAGCAATCGTATTCCCGCTAAAATCAACAACTGTAAAGGTATACGTACCTACGTTATTGAATAAAATAGCTTGGCCAGTAGAGGCCAGATTAGCAGCCGGAAGAAATATATTAAGGCCACCCGCAGTGCAGTTAACATCGATAATGTTAGCCGCTGGATATTGCGGGGCGTTCCTATCTAGCGACCACTCAAGAACCACATTCGATGTGTCTAAATCAAATGCAAAATATGTGAGCTGGCTTGGATAGATGGTCGTTCCACCAAAAACACTATTATAGCTCATGTTATGCCTCGGTTCTTGCAGTGGACCGATCAACGATCCTCGATAGATCTTCAGAGTTAATAGCCTGAAGCGCGTCTTGATAGAAACTCTTCCAGACTTCAATGCGTTCGTCGTTCTTTAAGAACGGAGTAGCTTCCAGTAGCGCACCATATAGAATAAGCTGCGGAGCATAATCCGTAAGCCAATTTGTCTGATTCGTAGTGCTGAGCAAAGCAGGAAGCTCGTAATATAGAATCTCAAATGGGTAGGCTTGATTTGGCGTCGGGCCAATAAGCCAATTATTATAGTTATAATCCGCATAAAACTTAGGCTGACCAGTTTGGGACTCATCCGGCCAATAGTTTCGAACGTACTCATAGCTGCGCGGGAATAATGGTGTCCGCGTCGAGTTCGTTGTTCCGGTGCCAAAGTTAATAGAGATAGTCTTTCTCCAGCGGTCTGGCTTTGGATAGACTGAAACTCCAGTCTGCATATCCGAATTAACCGCAACAATAAAACCTTCAACCTTCAAATCTGCTGAAATCCGCCGCTCAGCTAAAGTGATAAGGCGGGGAATCTGCTGATAGACAATCGGATCGACCGCAGCCGAAGCTCCACGCTCCAGATAGTTCTGGATGTCGGTCTGAAGCTCATTGAAAGTCATTCCGGTTTGGGAAATGGTCATCTCGGTTATCCAACCATATTAAAGGCTATCTTTTCGACTTCGGCCACCCGTGTACCCCAGCCTTTTCCGAAAGTACTCCAAGTGGGTAATCCTTGCAAGAAAGCTAATCTTGCTTCGCAGATTTCTGTAGCAATCTCACGAGGGTTTGCCGCTTCAAGAGCGCGTAACGTGGCTGGTCCGATTTGTCCGTCTGCATTGACACCAAGAACCTGCTGCAAGGTTTTTGCTGCCCTACTCGTCCCCGAATTGATCGCAAGATCAAAGACTGCATAATCCACCCCATCTGGGAGGTCATCGCCTTTTATAGCATCCCAGTAGCGCTTCTTATACAACGGCATGACATCGAGAGGGGTTAACGCCTTAATATCATCTTTTGATACTTCATGGCCTACCCACTCTTCCCAGACCTTCTTAGTGCAGCCAAGATTGGTCGCACCCCCCGGATCTTTCGGGTTGTCCACATAGCCACCTTCGTTCTTTAAAACGAGGGCAAAACATTGTTCCCAATTACTTTTCATTTCGGAGCATCCTCATGCTTGTGCGCTGCACCAAAATAATAAGATAGTACTAAAGTCAAAGCAGCGTCCAAAGTTCCAAGGACACGGGCAATTAGC